TGTATTCCTATAGTACCGGATCCGGTAATGGTTCCACCGGTAAGCGGACTGCTCGCAGTTATGCTCGTTACCGTACCTACTGAATAGCTACGGTCTGCGCTAAGATCCTGGCTGGTTCCATTTATTGTAATAGATCGGCTAGTCGGCACGCCACCCAGGCCAGCTAACGTATAGTTAGGCACGTTTAACGTAGATCCGACAAAAGTAGCCGTACCACTACTGCCAGTAGTAGTTAAAAGAATAGCATTTTGCTTGCTATTAAAAGTATTCCAGTCAGTACTACTCAAAAATCCGCTTAATAAACTAGATGCTTGCTGTATTCCTATAGTACCGGATCCGGTAATGGTTCCACCGGTAAGCGGACTGCTCGCAGTTATGCTCGTTACCGTACCTACTGAATAGCTACGGTCTGCGCTAAGATCCTGGCTGGTTCCATTTATTGTAATAGATCGGCTAGTCGGCACGCCACCCAGGCCAGCTAACGTATAGTTAGGCACGTTTAACGTAGATCCGACAAAAGTAGCCGAACCACTACTGCCAGTAGTTGTTAAAGAAATAGCATTTTGCTTGCTATTAAAAGTAGTCCAGTCAGTAGAAGATAATGCACCTCTATTCGCTGATGATGCCGTAGGTATATTAAAGGTATGAGTGCTACTTGTTGAACTAATATTAAAATCGCTGCCGCTAGTTCCAGTAGCAAAATACTGTACTTGATTAGTCAGGCCATTTAACGCTGTTAAACCAGTACTAAAAGTAGTAATAACTTGATCTAGCGTATTATTTTCAGTATGTAAAGTAATTGTCCTACCGTCATTATTTACATAAATTCTAACTGCTAGACGGTCAGTTAAACTTAATGCAGTAACAGGAATGGCTATGGACGTTAAATAAACGTCAATTGCTGTACCGCCAGTAATTACTTCAGGCGTTGCGTTATTGCTTGTAATTAGTGTGAAAGTAGTTCCGTCGTATTTGTATAACTCTATGTAAAAATTGGGACTACCACCACCGCTAGACGCTTGAAGATACAATTCAATATTCCAGTTTCCAGACGGTATACTTAACTGCGCTGGATCGTTAGCGTCAGTAATAAATTGCGCAATGTATCCATTTGTGCTAATTGTGAAGTCCGTACCAGCTCCCAAAACAGGCGTTTTACTCATTTCATAGTAAGTATCGCCGCCAAAAGTTCCTTGATTAACACTACCGTTAAGATAATAAGATACGGACGAGCCGCCACCAGTATTTGTAGGAAAATTAGCTAATTGTCCGTCGCCGCGTATGTATTGTGTAGCAAGTCCGGCCCCTGTTACATTTATAGATCCCGAACCAGTTATAGGACTATTGGTAACAGTAAACGCTGAAGGCATTGAAAGTCCTACTGATGTTACCGTACCGACCGAATAAGTACGATCTGCTGTAAGATCCTGGCTGTTTCCGTTTATTGTGATTGTTCGTGACGTAGGTACATAGCCAGCCAAGCTAGGTATATCGCTTAATAGTGCTAGCGTTCCGCTATTGCTAGGTATAGTTAATTGACTAGTTCCGCTAGGAAACAAAAACCAAAATTGATTTCCGCTAGTTCCATTTACAAAATTTATCGAATTGGTACCTGATGATGCCCAAAAACCAGCATAGCCCGCAGGTATGCTTGTGCTAGATGATAGTTTTGCAGTTAAACTAAAATCGGCTTGTATAGTTGCAGTAGCTAAAAATGATCCAGCCACGCCCAAAGTTGTAGTTGGTATATCAAGAGCATCTGCATATTGATAATTTATCCCTACTCTGCGGCTAATTTTGTCTATTGTGATAACTTCTTTTGCACCGCTTTGATCATAAATTGAAAATCGCTGATAACCTAGCGCGCCGTTAGTATAACCTATCCTGTACTCATCTATTAGATTAGAGTTGTACATTGTATAGGCATTGCTAGTGCCGTTTAATTGTAGCAAAGTATTATCGTCACTAATTGATAGTACTTTATTTATATCGTCGTAAAATAATGAGTTGTCGCCGTCTACTGTGTTTGTTCCTGTCCAGTATGTAACTTGTCCTGGTAGTCCTGATCCAGTAACCGTACTGGATCCTGGCCCCCCGATGAGATCCCAACCTGTCCCTGTATCACGATAGATTTCATAAGTATCGGTACTAACAAAGAGCCGGCCTGTTTGTCCTGGGGCTGGCCTGTTAGCAAACGTGTTACTACTGATTGCTGGGGATCCCAGTTCATTTAATATATTAAAATTGATATACACTATACGTATCTCTTTAGAATTACAGTAAGTTTATTAACTCCAGATCCGCTAAAATTAAACGAATAGATTTTTACATTTACCTCGTCGCGATTGCCGTTAATTGTCCAGCTTTGATTAGGCGTAAGCAAAAACCCGTCTACCGTTACGTTTGACGTGCCTTGATTAACGAAAATAACGCTATTGGCGTTCGTATCCGTTTGGCCCGATTGCTGAAAAATCTTTGTTTCGGTTATGTATTTTACACAAGCCATTATCTACAGTATTTTTGATCGTTTTGATATTGACGCTTAAAAGTAGTATCGTCGGGCAAAAAAGTAGTGTTATCTACGATATCAGCCACCATTTGCCGGGCTGTACTAGCCGCACCCTGGGCGCTTGACGCCGCTGATCCTGTTTTTTTCTTTCTATTAATCCAATAGTAGTACAGCGCTGCTGCGGCTACTAAGTATAAAACTGTTGCTTTTTTCATACAAGTACGTTGTTATCGTCAAATCCTTTAATTCTTATTCCTTGCGATAGTGCCTTTACAACCGCTGCTCCAGCTTTTTTAGGAACGCCAGCTTTTTTCGCTCTTTCTATTGCTATTTTTCTAGCTTTTATAGCGTCTTGAATTATGTTTGCTGCGGCTGGTCTTTTTTTTGCTTTTAGTGCTTCTTTAATCTTTTCTAATCCTTTAGTTAGTCCTTTTGTAATAGCTTGTGCTGCTGCCGATGTTTCCGGTTTGGTTACCGTTGGCTCCTGGTCCTCGTCAGCAGGCAAATTTTCGTCCTCTTTTTTACGCAAAAGCATAAAAGCAGCTATGCCGGCGCCTACGAGCAATAAAATTGGCAAATAATTTTTTTTCATTTTCTATATTTTGGTAACCTTAATACTAAATTTTTTACTCTTGATAGCTCACTATCGCCAAGTCCGTTCCAGGGAAATGTATCGCTGCCCTCTTGCAAATAAGCAAGTAGATCCTGGTTATACCTATTTAAAAAAGTTTCAGCCAGGTAACTAACTTGCGACTGCGTTTGTAAGCTCGAAAATACTCCAATAACGGCGGCTGTGTCGTCTGCATACCAGTTTAAGGCATTGTAAATCTTTTTAGCCAGTTCCGTGGCTGTAGCGTTTCTAAGTATTAACGCATTATTTATTTTAGCAGCGTTCGTTTTATAGAATGCTGGCTTAAACGGACTGTTTGGATCCTCTTGCTCCCTGATAACGCGCCTTTCGCCGGCTCCAGTTGCTAAACCTAAATTGACTAATAACTTACGGACAATAAAAAAGCCGCCTAATGCTACGCCAGCAATTAGTACAGTATTAGCGTCTATTTTGAATTTTTGCGCCATTACTTTCTAAGCATTGATAACAGCATACTGATCTGCGCCTGGGGCATTGCTGCCAGCTTTTCCAGATCTTCTGCCGTTACTCCTTTACTAAATAAGGTTTGAATGATTTGCTCCAGGTCTTGCGTGCCGCTAACGTGCTGCACTTTCGTTGGAGCAAAACTTGTTACAAGGTTGCCGAGCATTGCAATAAGCATTTGTTGTACTTGAGGTTGTTGTAGCATTCCGGCCAATATGCTGGACGGCGTTGTTTTTTCTTCTTCTTCTTCTTCTTCGTCCTCGTCAGTTTCTATTTCTGCCAGGCGTTCAGCACGTAGGGCGCGGATCTCGTTTAAGATCTCGTTATTTATTTGCGCCTGGTTATTGCTTACGCCATAACCGGCGATCATTCCTACAGGGCCCTCGTTTACTACAAAAACCTTATTGAGCGCCGGCGTGCTTTTTTCTTTGTCCTTGTCATTAAAGATCCCCAGGACAAAATTGTTATAGTCGTCGCTTGCGATTAAAGAGAGTTCGGACTGGAGCTTCTGATAGCCCTCATCCTTATCCTTTCCGTCGTAGGCGCCTGTAATGTTTCTCGGCATAACTGAAAAACGGTAAAGTTTCCAGGCAGCTTGCGGCTGCTCGTTGTACCAATTTAGGACTGCGCTTTTAGATCGTAGTTGTGCCGTTGATGCCATAGATTAGATATAATAAACGCCAAAACAAAAACTGATGTTTGTAGTATTAGCTGGGGCTGATGCAATTGTTACATAACTCTTATCCCAAGTTATCTTTTGTCCGCTAAATTCGGGCAAGCTACGAACAAAAGGCGCGCTGGCTCCAGTTGTTGCCTGGGTGCGAATTAAGCTGATCAAAGGAATACGAAATAAGTCCTGGCGCTCATTTGAGTATAGTACCAGGTAGCTTTTTTGTAAGATAGCAGCGGACGGTAAGGCCACGTTATTAGGCGAAACGGTCAGCGTATCTACTGCAAAAGTTTCCAAGGCCATTAACGCTGTGTAGCGCAATTTTGGTAGGTCAGGGAAAGAAAATTGTGTTTGTGTTTGTCCACCGGCTACGCCAGGTACAAGCAGCTCTACGAGTTCGTACTTTGCGGCTTTGAATGCCATTTTGATAAATTTTACTTTTTTGAAATAAGAGCAGCGGCTTTTTAGGGCCGCTGCCCTTCTTTACTTATTGTGAACCTGATTAACGTACAGGCGTAACGTTCTGCGCCAAATGTCCACGCAAAATTAGGATTGCACGGCTGTTAGTTTCAACGGCCGCCATAGCTTGTGGCAGTTGAACTTGCAGGCTGTTTTGCTTAGATCCTACCAGTACCCAAGCTGGCTCAACTGGATAGAAAGCGTCCTGGCTACCGTCGTTTTGATCAACGAATGCTTGCGTGTTAGCAGCATAGTAAGGAGCTGTTTGAGCTTGTGTTTGGGGCACTTTGTAGTGACGGTACAAGTCGTAAGCAGGTACGATTTGACGGTTATTAACAGTCAAAGTAAGGCTGCTATTGTACCAATTCAGCAAGCTGGTTGCTGTGTTTGCACCCGAAAACGTAATTGGGCTGGGGTAAGTAAATAACCTGTAGTTTGATGCTGTTGAACTACCAGGTACAGCAAAGAACAAACCAATGCTGGAGCACACGAAGGCATCTTGCAAATTAAGACGCTGTTCGGTGTTAAAGCTAGTTGTGTTGCTGCTGCTAACGTCGTTAGTCAATACAGGAAATTGATAGCTGGTGATAGTAGTTGATAGAGCTACTTCCAGACGCAGATAACTTTGTGAGAGTACTGCTTGTCCGAGCGAAAACCCAGCAGAGTTAATCGCTTGTTTTGCCTTTTCAAAGGCCAGGCGTGTGCCAACTGTTGATGCCATTTTTTTTGTTGCCCTGTTCGATTGCCCAGGGCTGGGCTTTTAGTTAAAATAAAGGTGAATACGAGTGCATCGTATTAGTACATTTCGTCCTCTTCCATACCAGCCAGGACCGAAAGGTCATCGCCAGCTAAAACAGTATCGTCGCCAGCGATAACACTAATGTTATCGGGGATCTCGCCTACTGTTACAGGAAAGGTCATAGTGTCGTCCATAGCTCCGAGAGCTGGGATCAATCCACCAACCAGGCCAGCACCACCGGCAGCGATCATACCGTTTCCGATTGCCTTACCCATATCGCCTTTCAGCAACATTGGGAACGCTACACCGATAGCCAGTACAGCCGCATTCTTAATACGGTCGTCGCCTACAGGGATAAACTGAGCCACTTTTTTACCAATAACGGCACCGGCTACAATGCCTAGCGCCTGTCCGATACCGGCCTTGCCGATTGCACCCATACGACGGCTTGATCTGCGTCTTTTAGTGCTTTTTCTACGTCTTGCCATTTTTCTAGTTTATAGTTGTTTTTTACGTCCTAATTTACCATAGTAGCTTATCAGCAAAGTAGCCCGGCGATCCTTTCACTTTTCTGTCCTTGTCGTGCCTGGCCTTGTAAAGTTTTCGGCGCTGATCTGCTACTGTCTTTCCGAATAACTTTTTATAGGTCGGATAGTCCAGGTAACCCCTGGCTCCGACGCTTGTAATGTAATACCCCTCTTTATCAAAGACATCTATCTTTTTACCCTTACGACTGCTCGGCCTGATCATTACGTTAAGTCGCCGGGCCTGGGCTGCTGTATAGGGTAAAATCTTATACATTATTTCAAAAGCTCGTTTATTAACTTATTTTGATCTCTTAAACGTTTCTTTAATTTAATAATAACTTTTTTGTAATGTTCAATTATTCTATTTGCCCTATTTTTTTCCGTATAGTCCATATTAGGCAAATTATTTTTTATTCTATTTATTGCTTCTAATATTACTTTAATATCATTTTCATACTGATCCCTAATAGCATACATATTTTTTGGCTCAACTCCGCTCATCACCCGAATATTTACATTATGACTTTTCGTGTCAGTATGCATTTCGCTGGTGCGCTTGCTTTTTTTAGCTTTTACCTTTGTTGGTGCTGCTCCTAAAATTGATTTTGATAAACTTTCTTCATTTATCCAATTAGAAAAACCGTCTTTAATTTTTAATTTGTAAACAAATTTATCTTTAGAGTTTGGCTTTGATAAACTTTCCCAGGGTACAAATTTTTTGTAAGATATTGGAGCTTTGTAATTTTTATTTTGATAGCTATAAACCATATCCCCTATTTCATATTTAGCTTTTACCTTTGTTGGTGTAGCTCCCACTTTTCTGCGTCTGCTCTTTTTTCCATACTCCTCGCCGTAGTAACCTTTCTTAAAATCCTCTTTTGCCTTACTAACATAATCAGTTACAGCTTTTTTTATTCTTTTTATCGGGTTACGGCGATCTTTTTCATAACTAATAGCAAATGCTTGCTTTACAGCTTGCGCTTGCGTTAGCTTTGGATTTTTTTTCCGCAGCTTGCTGGCCTCTTTTACTACAGCCTTAAATTTTGCCCTGGCGGCTCTTTGCTTTGCTGTCATATTATTTCTTTCTTGTTACAAAATACAAGACAGCAGCGCCGCCAAGTATTAAGGGTAAAAAATTAGGTTTTTTGGTCGTTGTTGTTTTAGTTGCTGGGGCCATATCGCTGATAGGCTCCATTTCGGCCGGCTGCTCAAAAACTTGATCTGCTATGTCTATATCGCTGGCGTCCGTTGCCGCCTTTGGCTCCAGTACTTTTTTTGCCAGCTGTTGCGCTTTTTTATTTACAGCGTCCACCCCTACCTGTACGAGCTCGGCTGGATCTATTCCGATTTGTTTCAAAAAGTCGGCTACCTTAACAAGTAACGGTGCGGCCGTTACGGCGGCTGCGGCTGGTGCCGCTGGAGCTACGCCGATCTGTTCCATTCCAAATATTCGCTTTTTAGCGGATCCTTTCTCCCAGGCCTTTTTTAAGGCATTGATTTGACCACCGGCACTTTCCCAAAAGTTTTGCAGCTTGCTGGGAGCTTTATCCCAGGCAGCGGCCAGCTTATTTCCAAGTCCAGCAAAATTTAAGCTAACAAGCAATAAAAAAGCATTACGAACCGGGGCCGCAGCTACTTTCAAAACGACTTTAGCCCCTTTCTTTAATACTTGCCCGGTAGTGCGCTCGGCAGCTTTGCGGGCAGCCCTAACCTCAGTTACTGCTGCTTTTCTCGCCGCTTTAGTCGGCGCCGCTTTTCTTGCTGCTTTAGCAGCTTTTAGGTCTGCTTTCTGTTGCGCTGTTGCGCCTATTCCTGATATTGAGTATAGTGCCATTTTTCTATCGGTTGCGTACGAATACGGTTTTTTGTAATTAAACTCCCCCACTACTGGATCAATCCAAATTTCTTTATCGGTACCTGGATTGACTACTACAAAAACGTGCTGCGGCTGTTTATCAAAAATTTTGTAACTGGCAAAACGGTATGCAAATGGTATTCCTAAATTTTGTAAGATACCCCCAGCAAATAAGCTGTAGTGCTTGCAATCGCCGTAGCCAGTAGCCAAGATAGCGGACGGACTTTTTACGGTCTGCTTGCTCCCTGGCTCAATAACGTAACGCACATTATTTTTTAGAAAATTGTAAATTCTGCGCGCTGTTTCTTTCTTTGATCCAGCATTAAAAAAAGAGCTGATTTTGCTATAGTCCTGGGCGTGCCGACGGTGTGCGTCCAGTATGGCGTCAATAATGTCGCCAGTACTTTGCTCGGCCGTTAGCATTTCGCGCCGGTTTTGAAACGGCGATAATATGCCCATTAAAATAGCTGCGTCCATATCTTATATAGTTCTATTATCACTAATAGGCACCACTAAGCCATCTACGTTTGCCGTTCCTGTAAAATTGATATTTACGGGGCCAGGCGTTTTTTCTTTATTGAAAAAATCGCGGACGGTTTGAAAAATACCTATAGCGCTGGGGCGTGCCTGTAGTCGAATAATACTTTCACTATTGGCCGGCACTTTTTGATCGCCAAACGCCGAAACGCTAGCCACCGCCGATCCTTTTACACTTACGTCGCCAGTTATAGAACGAATAGTTATAGCTGAATTGGTAGGGTTTTGCGCCGCCAGTTCAATGTTTAGGACTGGAGAGAGCAAGCGGCCCCCGGGGCGAATGGATCTAAGAGAAAAAACGGCTTTTTGTCCGAAACGAAAACGCGAAAGCAAAAAGAGAGCCGCTGCGCCGCCTACAAGATAAAGAATATTCCGCATTTACAATTTGTGCGGCCTTTTATGTTCCTGTCGTTTGTCGTTACCGAAAATAAAACAAAACTACTAACGAAAAAAATTATTTTTTTACCCTGTAGTGTTTTGTAACTTTTCGCCGAGCCCGCGTGCGGCTTTGTAGGGCCGCTACGCGGACTCTGGCGAAGTTAGTGAAAAAAACTGATATTAAGCACTATTTTAAGCCATAAAATATCCACATTTATTCACTCGTATTGACCTTTATTTAATAAAAGTATAGCCAGTATAGGGCATAAAAAAAGCCCAGCGTGAAAACGCCGGGCGTGAATTGTAAACCAACCTGTCTGCTTATGAGATCTCTAAATTACGTATTTTTCTTAAAATCGCTTATAAGCCACGTACGGCCCTCAAATTTCGCACTTTCCTTGTCGTACCAATTTATGTACCAGGCGCCACAGTTAGCGCAAAATTGGCCAAATTTAAGCCGGCTGGCGATGTTTCGATACTTTCTCGGCCGTTTGGTACCGGGCTTAAAAAAAACTATTGCAGTTTCTAGCTTTTTATTCATTTTTTCCTATTTTTGATATGAATACGAGTGATCGCGGTTTGTTCCGTTGGTCGTTTGTCCGCGCCGGTCGAGTTTACTCCCGGCGCTTTTTTTTACCTAAAAAGGCAGATCATCACTAATCTCCCGATCCTGGCTGCTCCCTGGCGTCAAAGGCGCCTTAGTTTGTACGGCCGTAGGGTTAAGATCTACCGTCTTATCCTCGGTAAACAAAACGCGCAAATACGTTTTTCCGGCTTTACTCTTGTTTATCCAGCCACTCATTTTATAGGGCTTGCCGTCAAATAAGCAGCTCCCTGTATAGTCCGGCTGCGTTTCCTTGTCCTTAGTGGCGCGAAAAAGAGCGCCGCTGTTGTTTTTTTGTTCCATAGTTATTAGCGTTCAGTTTCCCCTGTTCCCGGTTAAATTCTTTATTTCTTTTTTGTAGGTATAGCCGGGCTGGGTTCAATGTATGGAACTTGGTTCCAGCGGCCGTCAAAGTTCATTATCGCGACTGGCTCAAAGTCGCTATCGCTACGTAAGTATTTTGGCTTTAGTGTAAACTGGTTATGCTCCTTATTCTTTTCCACTATCATTGTGGACTGGCTCCAGCGGTCCGTATTAGATCCTAAATGCCCCAGCGTTTCGCCTTGCCCTTTACCCAGGTGCAGCACTCCCAAAAGTAAAATATCGTATTGCTTTGTTATGCGCTTTAGCCAGTTTGTTACTAGGCGCGTTTCTTTGGGATCGTTATAATCCAGGCATAAATCAAGTAAACCGTCCACAATAATACAAGAGCAATCCGGGTGATTAATTAGATACTGTTCTATCATCACCCTAATTTTTTCGGGCATATCCTCGCGCATAGAGTAAGCATCAAAAGTAGGCGGCAGCTTTTTTTTCTCGGCCAGCGTTACTATTTTATCAATTTGCCTGTAAAAGTCAAAACTACTCATTTCGGTATCGAAGTAGCCGATCCGGGGCCTATCGTGGGGCAGAGCCAGTTTCATTCCCCATATGCTACTAAATAGCGGGACCAGGGCAGACGCCGCCGCCGCACCCACGAAAGTTGATTTGCTGGCTTTCGGTAGGCCCGAAAATACAATGTATGACTGTAGGCAGCCCACTACTTTACCCTGGACCGTAAAGATCGGCACCTGGGCGGCTGGCCTATTGTCGGCGTCGTATTTTCGTGATAGTAAAAGTTTAGAGAGATCCAGTTCGTCGTTTGTCATTTTTGCTTAGTTCATACCCCAGTACGTCGCGAGCCATTGAAAAAATAAAAAAGTAACAAGCAGCCAAAATTTAGGGCTGCTCAATAATTGCAGTAGTTTGTTTTTCATTTTCTTGATTATTTAATGCGTTAAATAATTCAGTTGCTCCATAAACAGCCGCTTGATAGGCATTGATAATTTTACCACCGTTTCTTAATTGTACTTTCTCATTAAGATCTAAATAAAACGGCAGCAGTTGTATGGCTGCATATTCAAGTTTACTCATTCCAGGGATTGGCGCAATAATACGGCCTAAATTGTCTTGGGCTACCTGGGGGGGAAACGCTGGCGAATTGTAATTTTCCATTTTTTGATTTTTTTGATTAGATAATAAATAAAAAAGCTGATTTGTATTACTAAGTATGCAGCGACAAAAGTCGGCAGACACACTACAGCAATAAAAAATAACTCCAATAAAAATTTAGCCAATTTCATCGGGCAATTGGTTAATATTGATTATTTGCCGTTGCCAGTAGTCAATGCTATCGCCAATTAAAACGCGCATTTCCATAGCTAGGTTAAAGGGTACAAGGCGCTGCTCAATTAAGCATCGGGATCCGCAGTCAAAAGTAATTTCGATCGTTACTTTTGAGCCGTCCAGGTTCATTCCTAAAAATTGTAGGGCTTTTACTTTGTTTTCAAGCTCGCGCAAAAATGCGGCTTTGTCCGTTTGTGTGGTCATAGTTCCGTAGATTAGTTGGTTAGTAAATCGTTTGTCGTGTGTAAATTTATAGCAGTTTATTTCATACTACCAAAAAAAAATCTCGCCTGGGGCTGGCAAGATTGTAAAAGTTTGTAAAAATCAATACGTTAGGACAAAAATAGGTCGGCTTCTTTTTTACGTCGTAGCGTAAGGCCTGGCAGTTCTTTGCCGCCAGCCCTATTCCAGCGCAAAAACTGGGCAGCTACTAAGTTTTTATCCGTTTTGCTATTAAGCAGTCGCAGTAGTGTAGATCTTGCAAAAGCGCCGGATCCTATGTTATACACTAATGAAGTGAGCGCCGATAGTTGATTAGCTGTTATAGGCACTTTTACCAGGCGTTTAACGTCGCCTTCTGCCGATGCAGTGCTGATCCGTAGCCAGTCCAGGGCTTGCGCCTGAGTAATTTTATCGCCTTTCTTTACTGGTAGGCCAGTATAGGGGTTGCGCGTATTGCCGTAACCGATAGTCCATATCCCGGCGCTATCTTGATAGGCATTTAATTTAATCCCCTCAAACCTGGCTATAAATTTAGTAGCGCTCATTTTGTTTCTAATTAGCAGTAGCGATATTGCTACAATTGCAATAATATAGTTTTGATAGCGCCGCACACTTAAATACCTGTTTTATCGTAGTCCTTAGCTGCTGCCAAGCCCAGCCCGGCGCCGATCGTAGTAATTCCAGTTACCAGGTCGCCTTTCAGTATAGCAGCTACGCCGCCTACGATTGTGGCAAAACCAAAAAATGTTGTTTTCCAGTTTTTTAATGCTTTTTTCATAGTGAGTTTCCTTTTGTTTTTTGTATAAGAATATCCAGCTTAGTTTCTAAGCGAATAAGGCGCTCGGCGTGATCGTCGTGCTTTTCTTGTTTATCTTCTAAAGCTTTTACACGATAGTTCAATACAGCCCACGATGCGCCAGCGCTAAATATGCTAGTTACTACTATCGCTATTATTTGACTGTCCATTATTTTTTTCTTTTTCTATTGCATCGGCAATTTGTGCGTTTACCTCTGATAATTTGTTCTTAAAAAATTCAATGTTTGAGATCAAGTCGTAGGCAATGGCTTTTAGTTCTTTGCTGGTCATTTGTTTTGTTTTTTAATTAAAATAAATTTATTCCGTAACTGGTGCCGTCTATATTTACATAAAGTACTGGAGTACCGCCTACGAATTGAACTTGCGAAAATTTAATTTTTCCTGCACCTACATTTGAACCGGTTGGAAAGCCGTAAAAAACGTCGTCGGATTGGTATGTATTTGATCGCAAATCCTGTAATGTGCCGACTGTGTTATTAATTGTAACAGCACCACTAATTGAGTTTTGACTTATATTGCCGCTTACTACTCCTGATGGAAAAGTACCGACAGCAAATCTACTAGGACTAACTGATCCACTCAATTTACCGTTAAACGTATTCCAGTCCGTACTGCTTAAATAACCGTCTGCTGAACTACTCGCAACTTGTATTCCTATAGTACCGGATCCGGTAATGGTTCCACCGGTAAGCGGACTGCTCGCAGTTATGCTCGTTACCGTACCTACTGAATAGCTACGGTCTGCGCTAAGATCCTGGCTGGTTCCATTTATTG